ACCATCTTATTCTTTCAAACGCAGAAATTGTTGTTAACGAAGACAGTCGTGACACCGACTTCCGCGTCGAGAGCGACAACAATGCCTACGCCTTGTTTGTAAACGCGGGCAGCGGAAGCAATGCGCACATCGGTATAGGTAATGATGCGTCAGCGGCATGGTCTAACACTTTTGAAGGCGTTTTACAGGTTGGCCCCCGCGGATACGGATTTTTAGCCAATTACGATAAAAGTGCGGCAAACTATCAAACCATTATCGGCACGGGGCTATACTACGACACTGGCTACAAATCCCTTCACACAGACACGGGCTATACTTACGCCAACTTTTCTAATAGCGCTATAACGTTATACACCGGAGTTGCTACTGCCTCTATCGGCGACGCAGTGACTTTTTCGGAACGTTTCAAAATAAACGTAAGCGGTGAGACGGTTGTCAACGACAGCGGTGACGACTTTGACTTCCGTGTTGAGAGTGACAACAATAGTAACATATTCTTTGTGGACGCAGGGTTTGACAGCGGTCAAGGTGCGATTGGGATTGGTACTGGGTCACCTGCACGAGCAAGCGGCTTTGGTGGAAATCAGACAGTTCTTCATATCACAGGGTGTACAGTTCCAGAACTGCGCTTACAGTCATCAACGAGCGGTCAAGGTGACTTGGCTATTTACGCTTCTAATTCAGGAGCTATTGCTAAAATCGTAAACGCAAACGGTCCTATTGAACTATCCCGTGGCGGCACAAACCAGCTTTTTATCAGCAATGGTATCGTAATAAACGAAGACGGCTATGACTACGACTTCCGTATTGAGAGTGACAGCAACAGCCATATGCTGTTTGTTGATGCTGGTACAAATGCGGTTGGATTTAACTATAGCACTCCCGGCGTATCAAAATCTTTTGCTTCCACTAACATAACTTCAAACTTTCATATTAACAGTGATGATTCCATCAACGGGCCATTTTTCCAATACGCGGGCAGTGGGGTTTTTGTTGGTTTACAAAACGATGTCGGTACGGGAACCCGTTACTTCTTAAGTTTTGGCGACAGTGGGTCAAATAGATACGGGGATGTTACCTCAAACGGTTCTGTAATGACCTATGGAGGGACTTCCGATTATCGTCTAAAAACAAATGTTCAACCAATGTCGGGTAGTATTGACAGAGTAAAACAGTTGAACCCTGTCACATTTGATTGGATTTCTAGTGGTGTAAGTACAGAAGGCTTTATTGCCCACGAACTTCAAGCAGTAGTGCCTGATGCTGCAACGGGTGTAAGAGATGAGGTTGATGACAACGGACGACCCATTATGCAACAGGTTGACCCACGCCATGTTGTGCCGCTCTTAACCTCTGCACTGCAAGAAGCTATCGCTAAGATCGAAACACTCGAAGCCCGTATCACGGCGCTCGAAAACGCTTAACCCAACGCCATAAAAGGAGAAATGACCATGGCTATTACTTGTACTTGGAGCGTCAATGACATGACGCATAAAGATTCAGACGGTGGAGTATTCCTCGTCTATTGGTCTTGCGTAGCGGCAAGCGACGGCACTCCGTCATACACTGCTACTGAAGGCGGCAAGCTGCGTTGTGAGTATGACGCATCAAGCCCCGACTTCATTCCATACGCTGATCTAACAGAAGCCACCGTGCTTGGTTGGGTCTACAACAGCTTGATCGAAGGCGACGAAACAGCCGACGAAGCAAAAGCTCGCGTCGAAGCAAACCGCACAGCAAAAGTTCAAGGTCAGATTGATCGCGCAGCAAGCGACTCTTCTGGCGTACCTTGGTAATTTTAACACTAACATAGGAGATCACGATGGCTGAGAAACAAACAAAAACCGTCTCGATCAACGGCACAGACTACACTGAAGACCAACTGACGGATCAACAGAAGGTGATGATTAACCACATCGCTGACTTAGACCGCAAGATTGGATCAACTCAGTTTAATCTGGACCAACTGCAAGTCGGCAAGCAAGCCTTTATGGACATGCTGACAAAATCGTTGGAAGAAGCCCCACAAGAGGTAGCGGCACAATAATGGAACTGAACGCGCTCATAAATTTTGGTCTAGCCACTGCAATAGGTGGTTTAGGTTGGTGGATAAAAACACAACACGCTGAACTTGGGCGCGTTCAAATTCTCTTGAATAAAACAAGAGAAGAAATGGCAAAAGAATACGTCACTAAAACTGACAGTACGGCTGTTATGAATCAAATTGTCGCACGGTTTGATCGTATCGAAGAAAAAATAGATCGCTTAATGGAGCGATAACATGTTATGTGCGCTTACTGCTATGTTGGTAGGGGTACACACATACGGCGCGTTATACACCGCCTGCGTTTATAGATGCCCTAGAGAGGTGTCTCATTTTTATTATCATTACCCCCACGTTATACGTGTGCCTTACAATAGTGGATGCCCTGTCTGGGCCAAGGTAGGTGAACGTGTATGATAGATCCATTTACAGCACTAGCGGCAATAAAATCTGCTGTTTCTGCGGGTAAGGAACTCGTTAACGTCACTAAACAAATTGGTGAGTTTTTCGATGGCGTTGATGATTTACGTGCAGCACATGAAAAAAAGAAAAATAGCCTGTTCTCGGGGTCTGATGAGAATGCAATGGAAACCTTTGTAAATTTGCAGAGGGCCAAGGATGCAGAGGAAGAACTTCGTCAAATCGTTATTGCAACCAGAGGCTTTAGCGCGTGGGGCGAGTTGCAAGCTATACGAGTACAGGCGCGAAAAGATAGAAAAGCGAGGCTTGAAGCGGATAGAAAACGCAAAGCAAAGCTGATTGAGCGTATAGTTATTTACGGTGGTGCGGTAATTATCGTTTCGATTTTGATCGGAATTACTGTTGTTATTATTTTAGCCAAGCAGGGGCGGATATGAGCGATGGAGTAAGCGGTGTAGGGTCTGCACCTTTTAATGTGGGAAGTAACATCCACGAACAAACGCGTGCACGCGAACGCATAGAAAACCACCTTGTAGAGCAGAGGGTAGAAAAAGAGCATAGGGCCAACCACAACCACTTGGAGGCTCTTGTAAAGCAACGATTGGACTTACAGGAAAGTTATGATAGGTTCGGACGCAAGACCAATGCAGATAGGCCGCAAGGAACGAAGTTAAACATAGAGGTGTAACATGGCGAATACCTTTGAAAAGATACTGCAATACAAGCTCATGCCACGTTTTATGATGGTTGTTATGACGATTATGTATATCCGTGTTATCGAGTGGGGGATGAGTTTGGATGACTTGTCAACACAGCAATCCGCGATGATTTCAGTGGTCAGCGGGGCTATGACAGGGACGATAGCTGTATGGTTGGGGTCTGAGAAATGAGTATCTTTACAGCAGCATTAGGGCCGATAGCCAATCTTGCGGGATCATGGTTGCAGGGTAAAGCTGATAAGAACGCCGCCGCTGCAGAGTTGAAGCTAACTGAGGCCAAGGCGAAGGCCCAAATACTTTTGTCGAAAGAAACAAGCGTTGCCGACTGGGAACGCATCATGGCAGAGGGTGCCAAGTCTAGCTGGAAAGATGAATGGTTCGTAATTGTCCTGTCTATACCTTTGATTTTGGCTTTCGTTCCCGGTGCAGAAGGTTGGGTTGACCGTGGCTTTGAACAACTCTCAAAAGCTCCCGACTGGTATTTTTACAGCCTTGGAATTGCAATTTCAGCCAGTTTTGGTGTGCGCGGGGCGCAAGCCTTTTTTAAGAGGAAATGATATGAGCTTTAAACTTAGCAGACGTAGCCTTGATAGGCTTGAGGGGATTGATGAGCGACTACAATCTGTAGTCAAAATGGCTATTACGCTGACCAAGACCGATTTTGGTGTAGTGCAAGGCATGAGAACCATTGAGCAGCAGAAAGAATTAGTTGCCAAAGGTGCCAGCAAAACCATGAAGTCTAAGCACCTTGAGGGTAAGGCATTCGATATCATGGCGTTCATAAATGGCAGGGCGAGTTGGGAACTCTCGCTCTATGATGATCTAGCTGACGCCATCAAAGAAGCCGCGATACAACTAGGGGTTCCTATTTGTTGGGGCGCTGCATGGGGTACACCAGAAATGCCATACCCGATGGATATCCGTAAGTGGGAAGGTACAATGGAAGACGCTATGAATGCGTATATTGACCTTCGTAGATCGCAGGGGCGCAGGCCATTTATTGACGGCCCTCATTTTGAACTTATAGACTAAGGTGTAACATGCCCCTAAAGAAGCTACTTTTAAAGTCTGGTGTGAACCGCGAAAACACACGCTATACAAGCGAAGGTGGCTGGTACGAGTGCGATAAGATACGCTTTCGACAGGGTACACCTGAGAAGATAGGTGGTTGGCAGCGTATATCTGCTACTACGTTTCAAGGTGTGTGCAGATCATTGTGGAATTGGGTAACACTGGGTAGTCAAAACCTTATTGCCGTTGGTACCAACCTGAAATACTACATTGAGAACGGTGGGGCATATAACGACATCACCCCGTTGCGTGCTACAGTGACGCTCACAGACCCGTTCGCAACAACTTCTGGCTCTCCTATCGTCACGGTTACCGATGCAAATGGTGGGTACACAGACGGAGATTTTGTTACCTATAGTGGTGCTAGTGCTGTGGGCGGACTTACGCTAAACGGTGAATATCAGATAACCCTTACTACCACTACCAACGAGTACACAATAGATGCGGGTTCTGCAGCTTCCTCCACTGCAACAGGTGGTGGTACGGTCACAGCGGCGTATCAAATCAACATCGGTACAGCCTTTGCTATACCGCTAACAGGTTGGGGAGCGTCTTCGTGGAGTTCTGGTACATGGGGTGTGGGGGTTACATCCGTAGAATCTATACGTCTTTGGAGTCAATCTAACTTTGGCGAAGACCTTGTTTTTGGGCCTAGAAACGGACCTATATATTATTGGGATGCAACTAGCGGACTAACATCCCGCGGTGTAGAGCTATCAACCCTTGGCGGCGCAAGCGACGTACCCACAAGTCAACGTATTTTGGAAGTGTCCGACATTAACCGTTTTGTATTTGCGTTCGGTGCAAATGAGTTTGGTAGTGCGACAGTCAACCCCATGTTGGTGCGGTGGTCAGATCAAGGTAGCGTGGTGGACTGGACACCCTCTGTCACGTCACAGGCAGGGTTCCTTACGCTATCTCGTGGTACTGAGATTATAGCCTCTAAACAAGCGAGGCAGGAGGTGCTGGTCTGGACTGATGCGGCTCTTTATTCGCTACAATATGTGGGTGCCCCTGTAGTATGGTCAGCGCAGCTTGTTGGTGAAAATATATCTACAGCATCACAAAACTGTGTAGCCTATGCTAACGGTGTGGCCTACTGGATGGGTAAAGATAAGTTCTACAAGTATGATGGGCGTACTCAACCATTGCGCTGTGATCTACGAAAGTTTGTTTTTGGTGACTTTAATGAGCAACAATATGAGCAGGTGTTCGCAGGGACTAACGAGTCGTACCACGAAGTGTGGTGGTTCTACTGTTCTACTGACCAAACAAACATAGACCGTTACGTGGTCTACAACTACCTAGAAGACATTTGGTACTACGGCACAATGGCGCGTACTGCATGGCTTGATTCCGGTCTGCGTGGTAACCCGCTTGCAGCTACATACTCATATAACCTTGTAAATCACGAGGAAGGTGTGGATGACAACGAGACAGCTACTACCGCAGCTATTCACGCGTATGTAGCTTCCGCAGAGTTTGACCTAGAAGACGGCCATCAGTTTGCGTTTATATGGCGTATCCTGCCTGACATACGGTTTGATGGGTCTACAACAGGTTCCCCCAGTGCGACGATGACGTTACTACCGCTTGCCAATTCTGGGTCTGGATATAATGATCCTCTGTCGGAAGGTGGCAGTAATTCACGTACGATAACCCGTACGGCTGTGCTTCCTGTAGAAGAATACACGGGGCAGATATACACTCGTGTGCGCGGTAGACAGCTTGCAATGAAAGTAGAGTCTACTGATGAAGGTGTTACATGGCAGCTTGGTGCGCCGCGTATTGACATGCGCCCTGACGGGAGACGGTAATGGCCCTGATTATAACCTCGGATAACGACCTAAACCCCCCAGCGCCACCCGCGCTTCCGCTGGCAACAGACGAATACAGCCGACAGTACCAAGACCAGCTTAACAATGTGCTGCGTCTGTATTTCAACCGTATTAACGCTCTGCAGCAGCAGTTGGATTGGGCACAGGCCGTTGACTATATAGACTTTAATACAACCCCTCCAGAGTTTTCCCACCAGACAGGCCGAGTAAACTGGGACGCCCCTGACGCCTGTCTTGAGGTAGATTTAGAGTACGGAGTTGTACAGCAAGTAGGACAAGAGATCTACGCCCGTGTAAGTAACAACACTGGGGCTACCATACCTAACGGCACTGCGGTGGGTTTTGCCGGGGCTACTACAGACTCTCTTAGGGTTTCCCCTTACCTTGCAGATGGCACATCGCCTACGGTGTATATCTTGGGCGTGATGACTCACGACCTGCCTGACTCTGGGTTAAAAGGCTACTGCACGGTATTTGGCTTTGTGCGGGATTTAGACACTACCGGCACGCCATACGGTGAGACTTGGGTACAGGGGGATA